GTTACGGCTGCATCTGCAATAGCAAGAGGTACTAACCTTACTCCTACATTAACGGCTGCTGCTAATTTTGACGTATTAGTGGGATTAGAAATTAATCCTACATTTACCAATGGAGCGTTTACAAATGTTAATCAAATTGGATTAAGAATTAATGGAGGTAGTAGCTCTGAAGGTACGGCTTTATCAATTAGAAAATATAGTAACGCAGTTGCATCAACTACAATAGCAGGTTCTTATTATTTAGGATTAGGTCAAGAAGAATACACTAACAATAGTTATAGATTAATTGGATTTGGGTATCACGGACTAACACCAAATAGAACGCACTATCCTGCTTATATAGGGTATCAAGAAAGGACTACTTCAGGTTCTACTTTTGGAGATATTATTTTTGGAACAAGAACTGCAACTACTGACGTTGAGCCAAGCGAAAGAATGAGAATATTTTCAACAGGTAATGTTGGAATAAATACAAGTGGCACAGACGCAGGTTTCCGTCTTGACGTTAATGGTACTGCAAGAGTGTCTACTAATATTTCAATAGGCACAAAAGGTCAATTTAATACTTTTGCAGGACAAAATAATGTATATATAGGTAATAGTTCTATAGTTGCAGGAAATCAAGGTTCAGGCGGAGATTTATATATTTGTGCTAATTATTACTATAATGGTACAATAGCTACAAATGTAAACGCAGGTTTTAGTACACTAATTGGTTTAAACCCTAATAATGATGGTAAAACTTTATTTCAAACTTCGGCTAGTAATACAGCGGGAGCAACAGTAGCACTTACAACAACAGGAACTATATTTCAAACAGGGAATTGGTTATTAGGAACAGGAACCACAGACGCAGGCTACAAGCTAGATGTTAATGGTACTGCAAGGGTGCAGACATCAATACAATCTCCGAAAATATATGGAGGTTCAGGAGTTACTTCTGCCTTACAACTAACAGGAACAACTGCAAATGGAACGGCTACTGCTGAAGCGGTGCAAATATTTGTAGGAAATAATGGTGCAACAAGAGGTATAACTATTTTAAATAATGGTAATACAAGTATAGGAGGTATTCCTTCTGCGTCTTATAAATTAGATGTAACAGGCGCATTGAACGTAGCAGGAAATATTTCTACAAACAATAATACGGGATTACTAATAAGAACATCTGGTGGTACTATTACAGATGTACTATATGCTGATGCTTCTAATAATGTTATATTAGGGTCAAATGCTTCAGGATGGAATAGTATTCAATTTAGAAATGGTTCTGCAACTGCTCAATTAACTTTAAGTTCAGGTGGTGATTTAGCATTAGGAACTACTACTTTCGGTACTGCAACTAAGTTCACATTAGGTGGCTCAGAAACTGCATCAAGTGCAATAGCAAGAGGTGGATTAATAAACACTACCTTAGTAGCAGCAGCAAACAATGACGTTCTTGTTGGTCTTGATATTAATCCAACATTTACGAATGGTGCTTTTACAGGGGTAACGAACTATGCTATAAGAGCAAATGGATTATCATATTTTACAGGTCCAAACTACGGAAGTTTTACAATAAATGCTGCAAGTTATCCTGTTTTAACAATGGCATCTAATGGAACTAATTTTGGTTATTTTGGTTCAGGGTTAATAACAGGTGGAGCACCAACAGATTTAGGAATTAGGTCTACGGGTTTATTACAATTTGCAGCAGGTGCTTCTGCTACTGCGGCTTTAACTATAACAAGTGTAAATGCTATATCAAGTCCTGCTGCTATTACATTAAGCAGAAACGCAGGTGCTATGTTTTTAGATTCATCTGTAGGTAATGCAATAGTTTATAATATAAGTGGAACAGGATATGGCGGAGTTGGTAGTGCAAATACATTATTAACAGGTGGCACTTCTAATGTAATGGCATTACAGGGGACTAATGGAATACAATTTATTACAGGAGGTGTAGCATCAACAAATTTATCTGCTCAAATATTTGCATCAACAGGTAACGTATTAATTCAAAGAGGTGGCACTTTCACAGACGCAGGTTTCCGTCTTGACGTTAATGGTATTGCAAGGGTACAGGATAATTTAACTGTATCTAATAATAGAAATGCTACAACAGGTATTACAATTTCTAATACTACTTCAGGAACATCATCAGCTTCTCAATTAACTTTAACAAGTAATTCAAATGCTTTTATTGGTAAATTTAGTTCATCTACTTCAGCGTTTAGAATAATTAATTCTAGTGATTTATATTTACTTAATCAAGGCGTAGGAGATATTGCAATACAAAATGATGTTGGTAATATAAAATTTAATACAACTAATACAGGTAATATACAAGCTATATTATTTACCACAGGAAACTTTGCAGTAGGAACAAGCACAGATGTAGCATCTGCCGTTTTACAAGCAACCTCTACTACAAAAGGCTTCCTACCACCAAGAGGAACTAATGCACAAAGAAATGCAATATCAAGTCCTGCGGTAGGATTGATATTCTATTGTACTGATGCAACAGAAGGTCTTTATATTTATACATCAAGCGGGTGGAAGAGCCTTACAATGACATAACAATTTAAAATAATATAAAAATGAAAACAATTCAACCTGTGGTATTCCCACTAAACTTAGGAACGGCAGTAATTTTAAACGCATACTGCATCAATGACAATTTAAGCACATCTGCTACTTTCTACTATGCACTTTTAAGTGATACTCAAAGTCAGTTACAACAAGGTAACTTAACAATGACAGGAGAAGATTACGATAATTGGGCAACAAACGATTATGCGTATGAGTGGGTTGCGGAACAAATTGATGTCACAATTATTGGAAATTTTGTGACAGAAGATGTAACAAATGGTTAGTTCCAAAATAGAACTTCGTAACAAATAAGCATATAAAAATGCTACAAAAAAAAATTTAATCATAGATTTGTAAAAAATATATATATGTTACAATTAAGCGAAAAAGACTTGAACGAGCTTCAAGCATTCATCAACAAAATCCCAACTGAGTTCGGGTTGCCATTGTTAAACTTCTTTGGTAAGTTAGCAGAAGATCAAAAGCCTAAAGAGGAACCTAAAAACGAAGACTAAATGACTCAAGATAGCAGCCAAGCTTTAATCAATACCGGCGTCTCAATGACCGCCGCGACATTGTCAGTAACCCAAGCACAACCTTTTGTGACTTTAGTGGCCGGCTTGGTTGCTATTATTTCCGGTTTTATGGCAATACGATATTACTATAAAGCAACTAAAAAATATGACTAGGTTTTTCTTACTCATATCACTTTTAGTCATTGCACTACTTTTAAGCAAATCTTACAAGGCAAGCGATCCTATCGTTGTCATTACAACCGACACGCTTGAAATAAAGCATGATTCGCTTATATATCGTAAAGGCAAAGATATCCGAAAAGATACTACAATATACGATACAATATCCGTAAGCACACCAGTTGACACCATGGCGATACTTAAAGAGTATTTCGCTAAGCATATCTATAAGGACACAATAAGCATACAAGACGGCACCATTGCCATCACCGACACGATCAGCAAAAATGCAATCTTTGGCCGATCAGTAAGCGCAAGCATTACACATAAGATTATTAAAGAGGTGCGTGAACTGCGCATTCCTTACCAGCCTAAAGGTGAACTTTATATTGGAGGCAATGCCACTACTAAAGGCACACTAGGAGCCGGACTTATTTACAAGACGCCTTATAAGGGGCAGATCCAGTTAAATATAAACACTAACAAGGAATTTCAAATAGGATATTTTAAAAAGATTTTATGACACTACCAATGACCTTCAAGGAGTTTGCCAAGAACCCAATAGTTGCAACGCTATTTTTAGTATTGCTTGCAATATCATATTTATACATTGACGTCCGTACTACCTTCAAAGACCAGATCACCACACAAAATGTAAAAGTTGAAAAACTAGATGATAAAGTTGATGTGATGCAAGTGGCCTTAAGAAGATGTGACTCATCTCTGGCGGCCGCAACGGCTAAACTTAGCACACTTGAAAGCCTAGGCAAAATTCAAAATATTAAGTAATGAGGTACATATTTTTTATATTTATATTTGGATGCACGGCAACGGCCCAGCAGCCAAGCTTAGAGACAAAAGAGGATATTGAGTTTGCAAAGCTTATGGAGCAAGTAAGCGCAACCAATGCTAAATCTGTTGAGGTGCAAGCAAAGGCATCTAAAAAAGAGGCCGAACTGGTGCAGCAAGCAGTTGCAAAAATTACTGAATTAAAACAAGAGGTGACAATATTAAAAACAGAGTTAAATGATGTCAAAGCGACTTTGGATAGTGTTAGCAATGATACTGGTGTCAGTTTCAAGCTTTTCGCAATATCCGCAAATAAAGAAAATTAAGGATGACTCTGTTGTAATAATGACCATAGATCAAGGCAAAGAGATCAATGCTTTGTATATCGGATACAATAAGACAATAGATTCTTTAAAAAATAAAAGCATAAAAGATGACTCTTTACTCAATGTCTACATTTATAAAACTAGCAAGCTTGAGAATTACAAATATCGCTACGAGGCTAACATGGAAACTTATCAAGCAAGAGAGAAAGAACTTGAAAAAATGGATAAATACCATGCTTGGCAAAAAATAATATTAATCTTTTTAGTAGTTTTTCAATTCAGTCAATTATAATTTATGAAACAATTTTTCCAAGAAGAGAACGGCCGCTTTAGTATGAAGCGCCTTTGCGGTTTACTTTGCACAATAGCACTTTGTGTGACTATGTACCATAATCAATTTAGCGAAGAGCATACGGCTCCCAGCGCTATCTTAGTTGAGGCGGTGGCGATGCTTGCTTTTGGTACTTTAGGACTGACCAGTATTGAAAAGATATTTAAGAAAGATGCATAAGCGAGAAAAACAACTTTTAGCAATTGTCGGCGTCCTATGGATGATCGGCCTTTTTTACTTTATTAAACAAATTATATGAAGATCAGCGAACATTTAAGCCTATCCGAGGTGACACGCAGCGAGCAAGCCAAGCGCCTTGGGATTTCAAACATGCCAACAGAGCAACATCTAGAGAATTTTAAAAAGCTAGCAGAGGCTATTTTCGAGCCTATTAGAGCGCACTTTAGATGCCCTATACATATTTCATCCGCTTACAGATCCGAGGCTCTCAATAAGGCCGTGAAGGGCAGCGCTACAAGCCAGCATTGCAAGGGCGAAGCGATTGACATCGATATGGATGGATCAAGTCATGGGGTGACTAACAAGATGGTGCATAATTATATTAAAGCCAATTTAGACTTTGACCAGTTAATCTGGGAATTTGGCACTAAAGATAACCCAGACTGGGTGCATGTAAGCTTTAAAGCAAACGGCCCACAAAGAAAAGAATCTTTGCGAGCCGTGCGAAATGCTAGTGGGGGAACTAGCTATTTATTGCATAAATAATAGTTGAGTGATCGCGCTTTAGAAACCTAGCAATTGAGGTACAATTATAGCCGTTAAAATAAGCGGCTTTTATAAAGTCATACCTTAGATCAACAATTTCTTGTTTGCGTGATCTGTCTAGCATTTGCTTGTACGTTAAGCCATTTTCTGCAAAGTAAGTCTCTGCCCATTTTTCAATGACTACTTTAGGCTTTAATTTACGATGCACAATTTTTTCAACTTTTACTATTTTTTCTACCACTACTGGTTGCAATCTAGGCTCAAGCATTGCCTCAATCCTTTTTAATGCATGATCATTGCAACCAGTGTATAATTTAATGTAATTAAGAATTTCCTTCATTGTTGATTTTTACCTCGTTAAACAATCCAAGCAATTCGCTTGCTCCTACCCAGCTTTTAAAAGCTTCAAAGCTTTTTTCATCGTTTTGTAAAAGGTGTGTCAGCTTGCCTACAAGATCAATTTTTTCTATGATCGTAAGGTCTTGCCATTGTTGGTGATTTGCCATAGTTAAAAGTTTTTAAATTTTGATAAAAGCGTTGCAGTTAAATACAACGTGATTGCTAAAGGAACTGATACTAACATAAAAAATGTTAGTTCAAAAATAAAGGTTAAGTATGGCCTCATAAGTTTTGCATTATAGCGGTTACTAAAAAAGCTACGCATACAATGATAAATGCATACATAGGCTTGATACTTTCTTGAGCATAGCGCTCGTTTGCTTTTTGTTGTGGTGTTTTTAAACGATTCATAGTTTTGATTATTGATTAAAAAATATGTGCGTTAAATAGACGCACCCCTATTTTATTTTAATTTACTTTTTTCAAGTATTTATTAAATAGGCACTTTGCGTGTTTCCAATTTTTAGGAGTAATAGCTAAAACCCAGTTTTCTATATAAACTTTGCCTTCATGTCCATTTTCAAAACGGATAGTCCATCCAGTATATTTACTATTAGCACATTCAATAACATCGTCAATATTATGATCCGACCATTGATATACTGCTTCAATAAAACCTCCGCAAATTTCAGTATAAATTTGATCGGTTATAAGACTAAAGCGGTTATAAATAGCAAGATTAAAAGCTAGACCGCCGTCCATTTGTAAATACTCGTTAAATTTTTTCATAGTTGGTTTGTTTTAATAAATCAAAGCTAAAACAAACAATTGGAATAAAAAAATAATTTTAATATATTTTTTTAAAATGACTTAGAGTAAAGTCTTTTTTGTTCTGTACCATCCCAAAAATGCGCTCTTCAATGCCGCCACTAGTGAATATCCAAAAAACACGCGAAGCGGTTTTTCTGTCTTTTGTCTGCATTCTGGCTCTTGATTGCCAATAACTTACGGCGCTAAAGTCAATGTTATACATGACAAGCGCCTCTGCACTGCTTAGATTTATGCCTTCACGGCCCGACTGGATCTGGGAAATGAACACCGCGTCACCATCTGCCTCATTAAAGGTCATTGGATCCTCTATTATACGGCCAGCAAAGGTGTATCTTAACTGCATACCCTCTGCAATGTACTTATAAAATATGGCTATCTTCTGGCCTTTGAAGCGCTCTTTAATAAATGTAGCTTTTGTGTCATCAAAGATCACCGCATTGCCATCCTCTGTCTTGACTGATCCGCTACAAATTTGATGGATCTTTTGCATCTCTTTGACCGCCGTATCTGCAAGCACAACTTGTCCATCTTTAGTCTTGAACAATTTATCTTTTTTAATCTTATCAACTGCCCACTTAACCTTATCACTCATCTTTACATATAAGATCGTCTCTTGCACTAAAGACTCAAAGCCGGCCTCTTCTTGCGTATAAGTCAACATCAAGTGCTGGATGTCCGACTGGATGCGCTCTTGTTTGACTTTACTATAATCTGCCAATTCTCTGTTGTAAACATATTTCTTGGCCGGAATGCCATACTCTTTGTGCCATGCATAAAAGTTTTTAAAGTCTTTAAATGGACTAAAACTACTCACCCAGAATTGATGATAAAACTGCGCATAAGTCTCTGGACTAGGTGTGCCGCTTAAATATATAATAGGCTTGCCTATGCATAAAATCATTAATGCTTTAGTTCGCTCCGATGGTTGTGGGTATTGGCCCAATGCATGCGCCTCATCTATAATGATAAAATCATAATTCTGTACGCATTTATGTACGCTTTCATAATTAATGATCAGTAAATCATATAGACAATTGGACTGCTTAAAGTCATCCTCTATGCTAGAGATCGCTTTCTTTTTTGTGACAAACAATACTTTTTTTGCACCATATAAACTAGCAATATGCAAGCTGGTGATCGTCTTACCAGTGCGCACTTGCATCGCCAAATAGACAAGCTTAAATTCTCTTAAGATGTCAATTGCTTGCTCTGCTATGTCTACTTGATAGTCTCTTAGTTGCATGTCAAAAAGTTAAAATATTGACTTATGTTTATGTAATATGTGTCAAAAAGATAAGGCCGGCATTCCCTAATTACTATAATAAATTTTATTATTGATTTTTTTTGCCGGCCTTTTGCCTAATCATATTTAATTGCTCAAAGGCTATGCAATGTTATATTAAGCCGTCTTGTAGCGGCTCGTCCTCTTTTTGATCAACGCGTCTGTAACCCTCTTTCCAGAGGATGCGTGTAAGCATCACAGAATTTTTGACGATGGTAGCCTCGGAATTGCGAGGATAAAGCAAATGCAATACCTCATGAATTAATATTTCTAGATGTTTTTTGCCTTTTAATCGCTCGTCTATTTCTATTACACCATCACTACTGGCGAGGCCGTGTGCTTGCTCTCTGCCAAGTTTGCGATATATGATTTTGATCTTAAGCATCTTTCTTTAATTCTAATTCATCCAGACGATCTATTTGATCACTAGGCGTGAAAATAATTTGGCCGCCGCGTACCTTAGCAAGATAGCGTCTTATTTCTTGTTCAATGCCATGCACTTCTGCCAGCTTATTAGTAAGCCATGTCTCTTGTTCGGATAATTTCATTTTGTTAAATAACTTTGGTAGTCTCATACTCTAGCTGGATTAATAAATCAATGTAATGTTTTGCTTTTTTTAAATCTTCTATGCCGTTTTTGTTGCGATGCCTTATCACATACTTGATAATGTTGCCCTCAATAAAAGGTATATTGTTAGCATGTATAAATTCAGTTGGCTGGATCTTACAATCCTTATAATGCGATCCGCCTACTTGTCCGTCTTTCGGTGAAATTTCCCACATGTCTTGCATTTATAAATTATTTTAATTGTTCCGCTTGCTAAAATTTGTCTGCTATGTTTTTGTATATCATCCGATCCACACTCTGGGCATGTACCTTTATACTCGCCAAAGATAACACCAAAGTGTGTCTTAGCATCTATGTGATTATTTAAAAGCTTGTGTACTTTCTCAAGTAATATCACATCCATCTTGCAATATTTCACCATCTTAGCCAGTGCTACCTTATCATTTTTTAATGCAATGTCTTTCCACAAATCAAATTCAGTTTTGATCTTTTGGCCGATGCCTAAAAACGTAGCAATGTAGTTAAGTTTATTTGAGTTGAACTTAAACTTTGAGCGCGCCACTTTCAAAGTATCAATCGTTGTGTATTTTGGGAACATGTCAATGCCGTGAAACAAACATCTAGTGCGCACCCATGCAAGATCAAACTTGTCACCATTGTGTCCAATGATCTCATCTGCCGTGTTAAGCACTTTGATAAAATCATTGAGCATCTTTTTATCATTCTGCTTGCTATCCCAAGTCAAAGCATGTGTCTCTTTCTCATCTTCCCACTTATAGCAAATGCAAATGATTGCACGCTCTTTAATAATATTTTGTGGCCCAATGTTTAATTTAAACCCACTTTGCCAAAAGAAACCGATGTTTGCACTGGTCTCAATGTCAAAATATAATCGTTTTCTTTTGGTAGTCATGGGATAAAGTTATTACTTTTTGTGAGAAAGTTGATAACTAAATTCTTTTGGCCTATCATTCTCATGCTCTGCGTGCCACAATTGCTGGACGGCTTGGAATAATGACCACTGCTTTGTGGTGTCCATTTCAGTGACCATCTGCCATCCTGGGCCTTGTATTACTCCGCCTTTGCCATAAGTCCTGGTCTTGGCATTAAGCCATAAAATAGCCACGCCATCAATTTTTGGCATAATATCCGCCTTGCCTATGGCTGCGGTATATAGTTCGCGATAAGCGGCTAGTTGCAGCCAGTACGAATTATAAATGCCGTTACTTGTTTTAATGTCTAAAATATAAGTTTTGCCCTCAATTGTGCAAACGCGGTCAATGGTGCCGGCAAAGCCTAAGCCACTGTTTATAAATGTTTGTTCAACTAATAAATGCTCCGGCTTATGGTTAGTGCTAAATTCAACGTAACGCTCAAACATAGACCATTCGTCAAGCGAGTATTTAGGCTTGCCATGTTCGTCAAGCAAAGTGCATTCGGTGCCGTAGTCATAGTCTTCGGTAAGTTGATGCACCGCCGAGCCACGCTTACCGGCTGCGTCTCTAATTTCGTCGGCCTTAGATCCTACCTCTTTCATCCACATAATTAATTGCGCCGGCTTTGGATATGCCTCAAGCAAGGTAGTGGCGCTAGGGAAATAGTTGCCGTTCTCGTCTGTGTAGAATCGGCCGTCTTTAAATGTTAGCTGGTTTGATGTTTGATTTTTGATTAGCATATAATTTCTTTAATGGTGATCTCATCTGTTTTTTCTCTGCCGCCATTCTTGGCGATCTGGTTTGCTATCTCTTCGGCTTGCTCTAAAGTAGCAAAGCCTTTTATAAATTTACCATCTACTCTAATAAAGTATCTATCTTCATTAAAGATCAAATCTGTTTCTTTTGTAATTTTTACAACTGGCATAAAAAATATTTATTGGTTTAAAAAAGTGCAGCTTTTTGTACGGAAGCTGCAAACCGCTAACCAATAATCACCAACTAAAAAGGTGTTTCATCATCATCATGTGATGCAGTTGATAAGTCTTTATGATCTTGCTCAAATAAATTAAGCGCCATTTCCTCAAGATAAGACATCATGTCGGAGTCATCCCACTGCTCTTTGCCTTTAACCTTAATCTTAACCATTTGAGGCAATCCTTTAGGATCCTCTTTAGTGTAGTAAGGTGCAAGCTTTTCGCCATCTTGATACATTGTGATCCCAGTAATCGTCTTTGTAGGATCGTTCTTGTCTTTCATTGCCCATGGCATAAAGCGGATCTCTTTACTTAGATCAATGTTTGGCAATACCTTAAGAAAGCTAGAAGCGTAGCGACTAGAGTAAGGCAAGCTGACAATGTAAAAGTCACCTTGATCTTGAAACTTGATCTGCCACTGCTTACCATAGTCATTCTCTCTAGTAGCGATGCCATCTAATTTTGCAGTCAAATCTTTGAAACGCTCTTCAAAGACTAGCTTGCCGGTTTTTGTTAAGCGCTCCGTTGTTTGCGCGTTTGCTTGTTTGTGTTGGCGTACTAAGTTGCCGTCCGCAACACTGAGGTAAGTTGTGTTAACACCTCCTAAATTTGATAAAGCCATAATATAAAATGTAGTTTGTTTTAGACTACAAGAGCAAATATAGTATTTTATTTTAAATAAAAAAGTTTTTTTTTAAATTTATTTTAACTATTTTTGCAGCAAATCAAAAACAAAACAAATGAAAAAAGAAACAAGAGGCCGTAAGCCACTACCCGAAAGAGAAAAAAAGAAACCATTATACATAATGGTGCAATCAAAATTTATTAAAGAAGTTAAACCCAAACTAAAAGAAATTGAGAGAGAGTATTCTGCAAAGTAAAGTCATCCGACATTTTGAATTGCTCGGCTGGTATGTAGTTAAGATCATCCAGTGCAACAAGAATGGCATGCCGGATCTTATGTTACTAAAAGATGGCAAGACTTTCTTTATAGAATGCAAGGCCGAGAAAGGCAGACTGAGTGAACTGCAAAAGTATCGCCATGAGCAATTACAAGAATTAGGATTTGAAGTGAGAACAATTTATAAAATGCAAGAAATTAACCAATGATAAAAGCAGCCAACTACTATGCAAAGCAAGGATTCTCTGTTATACCAATCGGAGAAAATAAGCGTGCCGTTTTTCCTTGGACGGAATTTCAGTCAAGCATCATGGATGATGCAACAATACAACACCAGTTCACAAATGATCGTTGCAAGAACATTGCGATCATAGGCGGTGCCGTATCTGGCGGACTTGAGATTATAGATGTTGATCTTAAATATGATGTGAGCGGCAACCTTTGGCAAAGACTACAAGATGCACTGGCCGATCTTATGCCGCTACTTTATGTGGTGCGCACAAAGTCCGGCGGTTATCATCTGTACTACCGATGCGAAGAGGTGCAAGGCAATCAAAAGCTTGCCATGCGTAACGCTACAAAAGATGAATTAAAAGAAACACCACACGCAAAAGAGATCGTATTAATTGAGACACGCGGTGAGGGTGGCTATGTGTTAGCGCCGCCATCCGAAGGCTACACCAAAGAAAAAGACTTTGTGATCAATGTGATCACACTTGAGCAAAGAGATAGCATCTTATCTATTTGCAGATCATTTAATGAAGTTGTCAAAGAGGTGCGCACGCAAGTTGTGGCAGACTCGGACACTTACCAGACAACGCCGTGGGATGACTACAATAGCAAATGCGATGTGGTGGCACTACTTGAGGCACATGGCTGGACTTACATTGAGTCAAGAGGTGAGCGTGACTTTCTTAAAAGGCCCGGCAAGACTGACTCGCACATAAGCGCCGACTATCACAAAGGCCTTGGACTATTTAAAGTATTTAGCACAAGCACAGAGTTTGACACTGGCAAGGGTTACAAGCCATTTGCGATCTATGCAACACTAGAGCATAATGGTAACTTTAGCGAAGCTGCCAAGCAACTTGTCAAAGATGGCTATGGTGAGCAACGCAATAGGATCGGAGGCAATATTAAAAAAGACTTTGTCAATAAAAAAGATGAAGGCATTGACAATGAGAACATCGCAGCTTTCTTATCACAAAAGCATAAGCTAGACATCAAGCAAGCTAAGAAGCTAGTTCAAGACATGGACTCGGATAATGACACGCAACTGCTTACATTCTGGTCAGTAACAAAAGGGCAAATCACAATTGATCGTTATAAGTTGATCAGTCTTTTATCAAATGAAGGTGGTTTTTATCTTTACTACTATGATAAAAAGCTAAACTATCAACTGGTGCGCGTAGTAGATAACTTTGTCAGTGAGACAAATATTGAGCAGATCAAAAAGTATTTGATAAATTACATTGACGCTATCCCTTATGATAACTTTGACGGCATCAATAAGATGAGACTGCGTGAAGTGATCTACAAAGGCGCAGATGCTTATTTTAATAAAGCACTCTTTGAGTTTATGCCGAACATAGAGTTGAAGTTTCTTAAGCATACCAAAGACTCTGCGTATTATCCATTCCTTAATGGCGTGGTGCATGTCACAAAAGATAAAAAGGAATTGCTTAAGTATGGCGCGATCAATATGCATGTGTGGCGCGATCAAGTGATCCAGTATAAGATTGACATTGATCATGACATCGACTATGAGAATGTGCAGTACACTAAATTTATTAACAAGATTAGCAATTCGGACAAAGAGCGCGAAGCTTATGCCATATCATTGATTGGTTATCTTTTGCACACTTACAAAGATCCTACCAAATCTTTTGCAGTGATCCTAGCAGAAGAGACAGAAGATGAGGCACAAGGTGGTGGCGCCGGCAAAGGTTTATTTTTTAAGGCTATTGGTAAGTTGATCAATCTAGTCTCTATTGATGGCAAAAACTTTAAGCTTGACAAGTCCTTTGCATTCCAAAGAGTTGAGTTAAGCACGCAGTTGATCGTCATTGAGGATTGCCGTAAGAATGTAGACTTTGAAGGATTCTACTCTAAGATCACAGAAGGTGTGACAATAGAAAAGAAAAACAAAGACGAGGTTTATATATCCTACGAGGACTCACCGAAGTTTGGATTCACTACCAACTACACGATCAACTACTCTGGTGGTCATGGCAAAAGAAGGGTGAAGGTAATTGAGTTTAGCAGTTTCTTTAATCATAAGAACACACCGCTTGATTTCTTTGGAGGCAAGGCATTGTTTAATGATTGGGATCATGACGAGTGGAATCGCTTTTACAATTACATGATTGAGTGCGTCCAGATATACCTTGAGGCCGGCATCCCAGCACTGGACAATAGTGACACCATCATCCGTAAGAATGTAAAGCTTAATTTCACAGAGGATTTCTTAGATTACTACGATAGCTTAGAAGGTGACAAATGGATGGAGTTTGGGATTGAATACACATCATTTTTAAACACCAACGATCTTGACAAAAAAGACTACACCCAAATAAGATTTAAAAAGGGCATACAAGTTGCCAGTGATCTGTTTGGATATACTATTGAAACAAGACGAAATCGTCAAAATAACAACAAACATGAGTTTAAAATCTTATCTAAGTCCGATAGCTGCATTTGAAAAATGGCTAAAGGATAACCCAGAAGGTGGCATTTTTGAGTGGGATGGACAAAAAGTAAAGGTAGAAAAGCGTCAAAATTGTGCAAAAACGATCAAAAATGTGCATGTTGCACAATTTTCGCACAATTTTGAAACTACTTAACTAATTGATTTATAGCTAAATATGATATTTGTACTCGATGTACTCTATTTTTTTGATTTTCTAGGGGGGGGTATAAAAATAAAAAAGAAATAGTATAGGAAGAAAAAAACACGCAAAAACCGAGTACATTGAGTACATTTGTACAAAGCCATGAAAGATTGCTATAAACATATTGAAAGCATCTACCGATCACCACAGATTAATCAACTGATCAAAAGTGTTCGTCCAGAGTCATTACAAGATGATTTAAGGCAAGAAATGGCTTTGGCCTTGCTCGGCATCGATTGTGATAAAATAAACGAAATTTGGGCCTCTAATGGCCTTTTAGGATTTTCTATTAAGATTATCACAAATATGGCCTTTAGCAGCACAAGCCAGTTTTATAAGAAGTTTAGGAAAAATGAATACGAAAAGGCAATCAGTTATTTAAAGAGCCAATTGAAACTGCCAGAATTAAACCCTAACTTTGCTAAAGTAGCAAATCAAAGATTGATTGACAAGTATGGTGAAGATGAGATGCAAGCACACGAGGCAATACTTTTTAATAAATATGTTGAGTTTAGATCATGTAAAAAGGTAGCGGAGTTTTATAACATACCCGAAAAACATGTAAAAGATATTATTCGTAAAACAAAACTTGAGTTAAGGCATTTATGTCTTAACACTAATAATTAATATTATGAAAACAGCAATGCAAGAATTTGAAATATTATTTTATAAGAAAGCACAACCAACCATTAATACGAATAGTTGGGTAGTACATAAAGACGAGTTTGAAAAATTAATCTTAGCTGCCAAAGAAAAAGAAAAAGAGCAGATAATTACCGCTTTTGAAGTTGGATATAAATCTTGCGATATAGACGAAGCATTTGAAATTAATAGGAAATTAGCAAGTGGAGAACTGAACTATAACAAAACCTATAACCAAAACAAATAACATGCTTACAATCATTCTAGCGGCTTTCTTTTTTGCGTATTATTTCGTGAACGTGGCCAAGATAGTTTATGTTATAAAAAAAGTGTGGCAAATACCTTTTGAAAAAAGGATCAAGCCTTTTGACTGCGTGACATGCTTAAGCGTTTGGACGGCAGTGCTTTTATATTTCATGCCGATTGAATATTCACAATTTATTTGTATTATATTTGGTGCTGGATTTATTGGACAAAAAATTAAATAATTATGCAACCAGTACTTTTGCCTATCCTTTGTCACAATAGTGATACAATCTTATTTAGTGAACTGGGTGTCGATTACAAATTCAGTGAATTAGAAGAGGTCGAGTTTTTATTTTTTAGCATAGACTATGCATGTGGCAATTTTAAGCAAGGCAAAGAGTACACAGAGATTGTGTGTGATGGCGATGCTTATGTTGTCAATTTAACTTTTGATCAATTTAAACAATTATTCATATCATGGCAAAAGTAAATAATGATGCGCGCAAGGTCACATTTGGCAAACGCAAAATAGGATCGGCAAAAAAAAGCTATAACAAGCACTCACCCAAACCTAAGAAATATCGTGGACAAGGCAGATAAGATTATACAAGTACTTGGCATCACACAAAAGCTAAGCGGTTGCGGATGGCATAGAGTTATGCTGCCTTTATCATTCTTGCCAGATTCATACAACCATGTGTGCAATGTGCCTACAAAAGAAATACTTGAAGAGAGGCAGTTTGATATTTTATTGTACAATAGATTCAGTCAATTTGATATTGATTGGGATGAAACAAAGCAGCACTTTAAAGTAGTGATGGATCTGGATGATGACTGGGAATTGCCTTACAACCATCCTTTGTATTATGGATATGAGGCGCACAAAAAGCGTATCATTAACAACATCTTTAATGCTGATCTAGTGACATGCACAAATGCTAGGATTGCTGACAAGGTAAGCAAGTACAATAAAAATGTGATAGTACTGCCTAACTGCATACCTTATGGTGAGCATCAATACAATGCTGACAAATACGATAGCGACAAGACTCGTATCTTTTGGGCCGGCGGATCTACACACCTTGAGGACATCAAGTTGCTTGCAAATCCTTTCAAAAGACTGACTGCATTAAAAGATATTGAGATGGTGCTTGGCGGATATACTGACACAGATCCAGTGAGCAAATCATACTGGGATAAGATACATTCAATGTTTACGAATGGCGGCAAGTTAGCTAATAGAAAACTTATTAGCGAATTGCCAAGCAATTACATGGAGCATTTTAAACATGCAGACATTATGGTTGTACCTTTGCAAGAGTCACCATGGCATGCGAGCAAAAGTAATTTAAAGCTACTTGAGGCGGCAGCTAAAAGAGTGGCAGTGATTGTGAGCGATGTTGAGCCATACAACCTAGACAAAGATGCACCAGTGCTATGGGTAAAAAATCAAGCAGACTGGTTTAAGCATTTATCATATTTAGTAAACAACCCAGATAAAAGAATCAAGATGGGCAATGATCTTTTTGAGTGGGCAAAAAACAAATACAATCATGAGCGAATTAATGAAGCTAGACGATCGGCATTTGCAGACCTTGTTAAGGCATAAGCATTTTTATGATCTATTCAAGACAACTGGTGAACTGGTTGGATTTACACATGAGATCCAAAATGAACTGGTAGAAATCATGCGCATAAAAGATCCGTACTACACATACAACGGCAGATGTGGTGCATGCGTGGGATCATTTTTAGTTAACGTTTATAAAACATATAATGAGTACATTTATTCATAAAACGGCCATAGTAGGGCCAAATGTCACACTAGGTGACAATGTTTACATCGGGCCATATTGTGTGATCGGTGAGCCAGCAGAGCATAAGCTATTCTGGAATGCGCCAATAGGCGAAGTTGTGATCGGTGATGACTGCGTGATCACTGGTCATGTGACTATTGATGCCGGCACAATTGATAAGACAATAATCGGTGCTGGTGTTTGGATGCTTAAGCATTCACATGTAGGCCATGATTGTGTGATCGGTAACAATGTGACGATCAGTTGCGGTGCAAAGGTTGGTGGCCATACGATTGTCGGTGATGGCTGCAACATTGGACTTAATGCAGTGATCCATCAAAAGCAAATCATTGCTAAAGGTTGCATGATCGGAATGGGTGCCGTGGTGACAAGAAAGCTACACACTACACATTCGACAAAGTATGCTGGCAACCCAGCAAAAGAAATAGGCAAAAACATATTTTAAATGAGAGTATTAATAGCTGGCTTGATTTATGGCAAAAGACCTAGATCAGTCATTATAGATAATTGCACAAAGACTGGCTATCATGCTGAAACTATCTTAATTGATACAGAAGGCATAGCCAACGCAATGAATGAAGCTATTGACATTGCTGGTGTAGATGGATATGATGCAATTGCTTATCTAGCAAATGACATTATTGAGCCAGAGAACTGGCTTGCTAAAAAAGTAGAGGCATTGCAGACTTACCCAGATGCCGGCATTGTGGCAAGCAGCTTGGACAGAGAAAGGCGTGGCATTAGGAGTCAGCACATTATAAGCAACTGGCTACTTAGCATGAAGGTAGTTGATAAGATCGGCATCTTTAATGAGTCCATGTTTCCTTATGGGCCTATTGATCTGGACTATTGTGAGAGGGCCAACATAGCTGGATTTAATACCTACTATGTGATGGACTGCCTTGCAGAGCATATAGGCGGACATGCATCGGGTGACGAGTATGGCTACAATAAGACCGAACTATTACAAAAGAACTGGGCCAAGCATGAAGCTGACATAAGAGGCTATCGCGATGGCACTAAAAATATAAAACTATGGAAATAAGAGAAAGCGTGACAAGAAAGTTTAAGGACATAGATGAAGAGAAATTGATGGACTTGGCCTTTGCATATTGCGACAATTGCATGGAGGGCCAAAAACAAGTGGCAACTGGATCGGGCAAGATTGTCGAGATTAGAGATCGCTTTGTGCCAACGATTGACTATTTCTTAGATCACTGGTTAAGAAAGCATGACTTTGAATTTTACACTAAGATGGGCCTTTGGAAAGTAAGGCAAGATCCTACGCATCCTTATCATGAGGTCGCCAATAGGATTGTGACAATGTTTAAGTCATTAGCTATTGATATTGTAGCAAATGAAGGCAAAGCAATTTTCTACGCTAAGAATGCACTAGGAATGACTGATCGCGCAACTACTGAAAATACAAACATAGATACAATCACAATCAAGTATGAATCTTGACATAAAACTACCTAAGCCACATCCAGCACAAAAGCAAGTGCTTGACTCGGAGGCTCGTTTTAGAGTGATGATGTGTGGTCGAAGGTTTGGCAAGTCATTAATCAGTCAAAACATATCTATTGAGACCGGATTGAAGAGACAACATGTTGCATACATTACGCCAACGTATCAGCTTGGCAAGATGTTTTTTAAGGAAATATGTAAGATACTACCAGATAAGGTTTATAAAAAGAATGAGACTGATTTGCTAATTGACTTTGTCACTGGCGGATCAGTTCGCTTTTATACTGGTGAGAGGCTTGATGCAATGCGTGGTACTAAGTATCATCTGGTGATCATAGATGAGGCATCCTACATTCCAAATCTAGAGGATGGCTGGAATAATTCAATAAGGCCAACGCTTACTGACTACAAAGGCAAGGCTATATTTTTAAGCACGCCTAGAGGTAAGAATTACTTTTATAGCATGTTCATGCGTGGCGGTGAGCCTAACTGGGAATCGTTTAAATTTACTACCTATGACAATCCACACATCGATCCCACAGAAATTGACGCAGCAGCAGCACAATTGCCAGCAGTGGTATTCAAGCAAGAGTACATGGCCGATCCAATGGAAAATGCAGCCAACCCTTTTGGTAGCGATTTCATCTATGCATGCACAAAAGAAACAAAAGGCGTAGCTGCATATTATGGCATTGACTTGGCCAAATCTGTGGACTGGTCAGTGATCATAGGCATGGACAAGCAAGGCAATGTGGTACATTTTGAGCGCTTTCAAAAAGACTGGATGCAAACTAAAGAGACAATCTTAAGATTGCCAAAGAATCTGCCGATCGTAATTGATAGCACTGGTGTGGGTGATGCCATAGTTGAAGAGTTGCAAAAGAAGTTCACACAGATGCACGGCTTTAAGTTTACGGCTACAAGCAAGCAGCAATTGCTTGAGAGCCTAAGCAGTGCAATCCAAACTAAGTCGATCAGCTATCCAGATGGCCCAATTAAACAAGAGTTGGAGGTTTTTGAGTACACATTCACACCTACCGGCGTGAGGTACTCTGCACCGCAAGGCTTTCATGATGACTGCGTAATCGCTTTGGCTCTGGCAAATAAATGCCGTATTGATCACAAGCAAGTTGGTAAATACCATGTTATATAAAATTTATACTTACTATTTATGAAGTTAACGATTGACAAATTCCAAAAGCTACAATCAATAGCAACACTTGAGACAGATGAATTTTTAAAGGCAACTAGGCTAGTACAAGTATTGCTTGATAAAAGCGAGGCAGAGATTGACGCTATGCCAATTAAAAAGTTTGCAGTATTATGTCAAAAGCTACACAATGCCTTTGACATAAAAGTAAATGAGGCAACAATGGCAAAGCCTAAGCAGATCATATATTGCAACAATAAGGTGTATCATTTAAATTTTGACATAAAGCCTCCATTTAACACTGGGCGATATATCGAGGTCTTGACATTTAGTAAAGATGATCCTATTATCAACATGCACAATATACTTGCCAGCATTTGTACTCCTATGAGATGGAGTTGGCGCAAGCTTAACTTTGTCAAACAAAAGTACGATGTGTCTAAGCATGAGGAATATGCAAACGATATGAAACAAGCAAACTTTAAGCACGGATATTTTGCAATGGTTTTTTTTTATCAAGTCTTAAAAGCTTCAACCAACAATACGATGGATTGTTTGACGGCGGAAATGAACTTGAGGAAGCTAGACAAAAAAAGAGTGCAACAATTGAGGAAAGTTTTGCAAGCAATTGGGGGTGGGTATTCAATGCAAAGCAAGTAAGTGAGTTTGAAAATATACCTTTAGATCAAGTTTATGACTTATCAGTTATTCAGTTTCTAAATGATTTGTCCTATTTAAAAAGTAAAAAGCAACTAGATGAGCATCAATATAAACAAAGCACAAGCGGACTTTCTTAGGGAAGGCGGCGATTTTGGTGGTACTGACATCATAGAGTTTGGTGTGGTAAATGGCGTGCTTGAGCAATATGGTGAGGAATTTTTAAAAAATATTAGCTATTTTGCCAACAATAAAAAGGTTGTCGGTAGTGGTGATTTGCTTAGTAATATGATCCCAGAGATCATTGAGCAAAATGGTGCAACGATATTTAGACTAAGGATGCTTGACTATTATGACTATCCCAATGAGGGGGTAAAAGGTGTTGATAGTTCATCAAATGCACCTAAGTCACCATATCAATACAAGAACTATGGCATGCCAGCAAGCGGCCGAGCATCGCTAAAAAAATACATACAGAGTGGGAAAGCAAAGATCACAAGCGTAACAAATGACAAGGCGCTAGGTAAAGGTGGCGAAAGAATAGGCGTAAGCTTTAGCAAAAAAGGATCTTTAATTGATAGGCAAGTTGAGACTTTATCTTACTTAATTAAAAAGTTCGGTATAAAAACAACTAACTATTTCACGGATGCCTTTAACAAGACATTTGAGAATTTTGAGGTTAAGATGGCGGAGGCAATAGAATCGGACATTGTGATTACATTTGAGAGAATTAATTTGAATAAAAGTAATAAATAATGGCAATAACAAACTTAGGTTATCCAAGTGGCAGTCCATCGGTGCAAGACACTCTTTGGCATATTTTTGACTCAAACATAACAAGCGCAGACTTAAAGTATGTTGTTGATCTTTACGTTGGCGGAGCGCAACAAGTAAGAGTTAAGCTTTACCCAGATCCATCAAACGGCATCGGGTATTTTGATGCTGGGCCTATCATAAGAAATACAATGACTTACCAGTGGCTTACACCAAATACAAGCGTCTTAATGTGCGAGCCAAATGTTAGCGGACAAATAGCACAATCTTATCAATATAGGATCGGTGAGGAATATAGCGGCGTGACTTATTTAAACTTAGCCAGTGGCAATGTTACTGCTTATAATTTTGTGGCTCCTACATTTGAGCGTAAAGTCACAGACTTAAGCGTTTACAATGGAAAAGCATTAAGCAATAGGCCAGAAGAAATAAATGCAAAACTAGGAGAAAATATATACATTGGCGCAAAGGATGTGAGTGGACTGGTTGTGTCAACTTACAATTATAGCAATGTTAAGATTGCAGATACTACTTATTCGCTAGGTAGCACTAAAGCATTTGCGCAGCTTAACGTAGGATCGCCGGCTTTAAACAACCCTACTGCCGTGATCACATCATCTGTGAAATACTATACAATCACAATAGGCACAAGCACATATAGAGTTAATTTGGAGTGCAATCCTAAATATACTAGCTACAACCTACACTTTATGAATCACCTAGGCATGTTTGACACTGCTAAATTTGATCTAGCATCAAGGCTAACAATGGACGTGCAAAGAAAGTCTTATGAAAAAAGAGACTACACTTTAGGCGCGTCATCTGTTACTTATTATGATGCCAATAAAAAGTATGTTGATAGCAAGGTGAACTATCTAAATAAAAAAGATCATGCCTATAAGCTTACAATGAATGCACCGACAGATAGCCAATTTGAATGGCTTGCAGAGTTAATTGACTCACCGCAAGTTTACTTTGAGTTGGATGGTTATTTTTATCCAGTAAGCATTAAGAATACAAATTTTGAATATAGCAAATATGTCAATAATAGATTAAGAGTTTTTGAGGTAGATATTGACATTAATCAAACACGCTTTAGCCAATTAAGATAACATGACTAGAATATTTATTGAAGGATATGAACTTGATTTGACGCAAGGCTTAAGCAACCAGATTACTTATGCCATTGATGATCTACAAAACCTAGATAGCAAAAGCACCAGCTTTACAAAAACAATAGTATTGCCCGGCACTGCTAACAATAACAAACTACTTGGCAATATCTTTGATTTTAACAATGCAAACTTTGACAATCCTCTTGATCCTAATGTGCTGGCAAACTTTAACGCAGCGCGTAACGCATCGGCACGCATAGAGGTTGATGGTTTACAGATCATGAAAGGCGTTTTGCGCTTGCTTGAGATTGTACATGTTGACGGAGCAATTGAGTATGAGTGCGCATTATTTGGTGAATTAGGTGGATTTATAAATGCACTTGGCAATAAAAGACTTGAGGACTTAGACTTTAGCGCTTATGATCACACATACTCTTATGCTAATATTGTGGCAAGCTGGGATAGTAGCGGCAGCACTGGTTATTGCTATCCTTTGATTGACTATGGCAATGTAAGCACTGACAAAGTAAATTTCCAATATAAGACATTTAAGCCAGCATTATTTGTGCGTGAATATCTAGATAAAATTTTCACTGGCAGTGGCTATACTTACGAATGCGATTTGTTTAATACTAGCGATTTTAGAAAGCTAATTGTGCCAAATAATTCAAAGCAACTTACAAAAGAAACAAGCGAAGTTTTAAGATTAACAACAAATGTAGGTCAATCTTTAAACGAATCTACCAGTGTTGATTTTGTAAGCTATGAAAATAAAAGCGGCTCTTTATTTACTGCTGCTAGTGGTGATACTGCATTTATATATAATGGCACAAACCCTTTAACAACAACTTTGTCAGTAGAAATATTAGGTGAATATTCTTTAGCAAGAGGTGCGTTTTCATTATCAGTAACAAAAAACGGAGTTGCAATTTCTGGATCTAATCAAATTTATGATGATACTGATAGCTTATATTACAATAAAACATTATCAGTAAGTCTTGTAACAAATGATGTATTAAGGGTAAGATCAACTGGATCACTTGAATCTGGCGATTTTATTGATGTAGATACAAGCTTTGTAAATGTAATTAATAACGTAGCAACTTTATCAAATGTAGAATTAGGCGATGCTATGGTGATCAATGATACAATTCCAAAAGGTATATTTCAAAAAGACTTTGTGACATCAATCATGAAAATGTTTAACTTATTGATTATTGAAGATAAATTTAAAACAAATCATCTAGTAATCAAGCCTTATGTTGACTTTTATACTGGTACGATTGTTGATTGGAGTGAAAAGCTAGATCATAGCAAAGCAATTAAGATCAAACCAATGAGTGAGATCAATGCTAGATATTACAATTTTAAATATAAACAAGACAATGATTTTTACAATGAGGACTATCGTAAAAAATTTAATGAGGGATATGGTGATAGGGTGTACGATAATGGTCTTGAATTTGCTAAAGATACTGAGAGTGTTGAATTAATATTTGCATCCTCACCTTTATTTGGCGCATCTGGTAC